CAAAAGAATTCTGGACATCACTGTCTCCTACGCTATCGACTGGTGGTAAATGTATTATTACATCTACTCCGAACACCGATGAGGATCAGTTTGCTGAAATTTGGTGGGGAGCTAATAAATTAGTTGATGCTGAAGGCAATGAGACTAAGGTAGGAACAAATGGATTTAGTCCATATATTGCTACTTGGGAAGCACACCCAGATCGTGACCAAGCTTGGGCCGATTCTGAAATGGCAAGCTTGGGCGAGGATAGATTCCTACGCGAACACAAATGCCAATTCATTACCTTTGAAGAGACACTTATCAATCCTATTAGATTGTCTATGCTAGAGTCTATTCAACCTATTAGAAAGACAGGGCAAGTTCGTTGGTATGCACCATTACGAAAAGAAATGACATATGTTGTTGGACTTGATCCATCAATGGGAACCGGTGGAGATAATGCAGCAATTCAGGTTATCGAATTACCATCTCTTATACAGGTCGCCGAATGGAGCAACAACAAGGCCCCGATTGAGGAACAGGTTAAAACGCTTAAAACAATATTAAGTGATATTCGTAATGAGTGCAATCCGGAAATATATTGGTCAGTCGAAAGTAATACACTCGGTGAAGCGGCATTAGTTGTTATACGCGATACCGGTGAAGAAAACTTTGCAGGTACAATGTTGCACGATCCTAAGAATAGATTACAAGGCCGCAGTGGACGAAGAGCAGGTTTTGTTACCACAAATAAATCCAAATTAGAATGTTGTGCTAAGTTGAAATTTTTGATTGAATCGGGCAGAATGAAGGTGAATTCGAAAGGTTTATTATCTGAATTGAAGGTTTTTGTATCTCGCGGTAACACCTTTGAAGCTCGAATAGGTCAGACAGACGATTTAATCATGGCACTAATTTTAGCAGTCAGGATGTTAGATTATATTTCTACATGGGATGAGCGATCCCAGGCGGCAATCAACAGTGATGTATCTGATGCTGATGACCACGGCGCCCCTATGCCTATTTTTATCTAAACACTGCAAATTAGATAAATAAGACAATAAGGAAGCATAACTATGGTAGAAATGGACACACTCGCTGAAAAGATATTTTCATTGTTGAAAGGCAATGGATTTAAAATCAAAATCTTTGATAACGATGGTGCAGAAGTAACTGATCCATCCACCGGCCGCAGGTTTTTTATTACCGACCCTAATATTATGGTTACGGTTAATGAAGATGACAACACCATTGAATTTAGCAAAGGTGCTAATGTGGACGAAGAGGCTGTCGCTGGATTACAGAAAAACATACGCAAACTTGCAGATGAGTTTATGATGAATTCTAATATTAAGGTCTTCGGAAAAACTATTCAACCGAGAGATTATGCTTATCAGGCTAAAATGCAAAAGGATGTAGCAATGAACGAAAATACAATTAAGCCACATAATCATCAACTATTGGGAGAAGTATTCCATTTAGTTAAGAGATTTGGTTCGGCAACAGCACATTATATTGCTGATAATATGCACTCCACTATTGAAATTTCAGATATTCAACCTGTACTAAATCGATTGGTACAGACAGGAAAACTTGTTGCACAACCAAATGCACATGGCGAAATGGAATACACAGTATCGGTTGATGAAGCTATTATGGAAGTATCCACTGCTAAGTTAGCAAAATATAAGACAGCAGCAGGCGCCGATGCAAGAAAAGCTGATAAAGAGGGCGACACAAAAAGAGCTGATAAAAGATTTAGTGGAATTGTTAAGGCCACTAATAAACAATTTGATAACGATAAAAAAGGTGTCAAAGAAGATTCTATTACAGAGAGTTTAAGTAAGATGTTCGGGTCTGCACGTACATCTCAGCAAACTATGGAAAATGTAAGGATTTTAGTACGTCATAAAACACCTGTAGACGAGAATGTAAGAGGATCGCGCACTCGCCATATAGGTGCAATTTTCTTAGAATGCAATGGAGAACGATTCCGTTTCCCTCATACCTATCTCCCGGGTGCCCGCGCAATGGCCCAGCATATGTCGCACGGCGGCACTATGAATGATAAAGTGGGTGCCTATATTAATGAAAGTACAGGACAATTACTAAAACTTCAATCATTTAACCGCTATGTTACGACAAACAAGTTAATCAATGAAGATAGTTCCGGTATCGTTGAAACAGTTAAAGAAAACATCCAGACACTTAGAACCGAATTAAAGAAACTCACTGGTTCAAGAACATACGAAACAGTTAAAGCACGTTTAGAAACATTCGAGCGTGAACCATTAGCAGAAGATGACACAAGCCAACTAAAGGACCTATTCACCATTCGACGCTTTGATGAAAAGTTTGAAGAGGTTTTGCCTATTGTTAAGCAACTTGTTCAAGAGAAGGATACTTACCATAAGCGCATCGAAGAGGCAGCAGGTACATTAATTACTCTTCGCCGAGAATCTCTTAACACCACACCAATGTTTGAATTTGCGGGCGAGAATGCTCGTTTAGGATTTAAGATTAGTGAACTTGCATTGCGAATTATGGAAAATGACGAGCTTGCAGGATTTATCGGAAAGATTGGTACAAAATTATGCAAGGAAGGTATTGTTAATGATTTTGAGAAGGCAGTGCTCACACAAGTCTTAGAAAACGTTAAGGTAGCAGATTTGACACCGAAGACCAAAACTGAGATCAAAGAATCGTTTGATCTCGAAGCGTTCTACAACAAATTCGATTACAACTTCATGTAAGAATTTCTTGACATTTAGAGACAGGGTTTCGTATAATAGCAACACGCTACACGAAACCCTGTCTTGTTTTTATGCCTATATTATGCAGTTATAGAAGCAAAACAGATAAATACTTCGTTAGTTAAAAAGTAACGCATTTTATCTAAAATAAAGCAAAAGCAATAACAGCGTTTAATATAATAAAGGAAAAACATCATGTCAAAAACCCTAGACGAAATCAAAAAGAAACTACAAGCAATGGACACCCGCAAAGGTGGAGCAAATGGATTCAGTGCAGATAAGACAACTTATGCACATTGGAACATTGCAGAAGGTACACAATCCATTCTTAGATTACTCCCAGACGCTAACGAAGATAACACATTCTTCTGGACAGAACGTCAGTTAATTAAACTCCCATTCCCAGGCATCAAAGGCCACGACGAAACAAAGCCAGTTATTGTACAGGTCCCGTGCGTTGAAATGTGGGATGGCAAAAATACATGCCCAATCTTAAACGAAGTCCGTCCAATGTGGAAAGACAAATCGTTAGAAGAAACAGCTCGTAAATATTGGGTTAAGAAAACATATTACGCGCAAGGTTTCGTTAAACAAGACGGAATGGGTGAACAAGATGCGCCAGCAAATCCAATTCGTAAATTTATCATCGGCCCACAGATCTTCAAGATCATCCAAGCTGCATTGATGGATCCAGACATGGAAAACAACCCAGTTGATTATATCAGCGGTACTGACTTCATTGTTGCTAAGACAAGCAAAGGCGGCTATGCTGATTACGGCACTTCAAAGTGGGCTCGTAAGGAATCAAGTCTTACACCAGAACAGTTGGCAGCAATTGAAGAATTTGGCCTTGTAGATTTATCTACATATTTGCCAAAGCGTCCAACAGCAGAACAGATGTCTGCAATGTTCGAAATGTTTACTGCATCTCTTGATGGCGAATTATATGATCCAGCTAAGTGGAGTAAATTTTACAAACCATTCGGATTTGATTCGGCGCCTGATGACGAAGACGGTGGCGAAGGCAAGCGTAACGCTCGTCCTGCATATACACCACGTCCAGCAGCTACACCAACCGTAGCAACTAAACCAGTCGTTATTCCTGTGCAGGAATCTGATGTAGCAGAAGCAGAGCAATCTTTTGCTCCTGTTAAAGAATTAGTCGGTGAAACATCAGCACCAGCTGGAAAATCGCCACAAGAAATTCTTGCTATGCTCAGGAATCGCAACAAAACCTAATCAGTAAATAAGAAAATCAGGGCAGACTAACATCTGCCCTTCACATTTAGGGAGAACCTATGGCCAAGCCATTTGACATTTCAAAATTTAGAAAAAGCTTAACAAAAAGCATTACAGGTATTTCAACAGGTTTCAATGATCCTGATATCTGGGTTAGCACAGGATCATACGGATTAAATTATCTTATTAGCGGAGATTTCTTTAGAGGAATCCCAATGGGTAAGGTAACTGTATTCGCAGGAGAATCCGGCGCAGGAAAATCATATATTGTTTCTGGTAATATTGCCAAAGCAGCGCAGGAACAGGGCATTTTTGTTGTTATGATCGATACCGAGAATGCATTAGATGAAAAGTGGTTACATAATATCGGTGTTGATACAAGTGATGAAAAAATGTTGCGTATTAGCGCATCTATGGTAAGTGATGTATCGGGTATCGTATCAAGTTTTGTAAAAGACTATAAAGAAAATCATTTAGATTTACCGAGAGCAGATCGACCAAAAGTTTTGTTCATTATTGACTCAATCGGTATGTTATTAACTGAGACTGACGTAAATCAATTCAATGCTGGTGAAATGAAGGGGGATATGGGTCGTAAGGCAAAGCAATTAAAATCCTTTGTTACCAATTGCGTTAACATGTTTGGAGACTTAAACATCGGAATGGCTGTAACAAACCACACCTATGCAAGTCAGGACATGTTCGACCCTGATGATAAAATTTCAGGTGGATCGGGATTTATTTTTGCTTCGAGTATTGTTGTTGCAATGCGTAAATATAAATTGAAAGAGGACGAGGACGGCAATAAGACTACTGAAGTAAACGGTATTCGTGCAACCTGCAAAGTTGTTAAGACGCGTTATGCAAAACCATTTGAATCTATTAAGATAGATATTCCCTGGGAATCTGGTATGAATCCGATTTCTGGTTTATTTGACTTGTTTGAGAAATCAGGATCTTTGATAAAAGAAGGTAATCGTTATAAGTACACTTCTAAGAAGACAGGGCAAGAAATTAAAATGTTCAAGAAAGAATGGAACACTGATGAGGCAAGTATGAGAATTATCATGGATGAATTTACGGGAAATGATTTCAAGGTAGTGATTGCTGACTCGGCAGAAGAATTGCCTGGCATTAAACAAGTAACAGAGGAGAGCTGATATGGTAAATGAAAATAATGAATTAATTATCGAACTTTGGGCAAGACTAAAATCTCACATTGCCCCAAAGGAGCGTCTTGAAGTTGCAGACATATTGATTGTTGTGTTTGATGAATTTGGAAAAGTTGATGATGACTTAATGGATGAAGATCTTGATAAAGAGCTTCGTGCAGCAGTAAGAAGCCATATCGGTGATCCACTAGATATCGATGAAGATGATGAGGACTTTGATGACTAATACAGCCAACGGCGTCGGCTCATCACTAATTGAGTCTATTAACAGTAAGGATGCTCAGAAGTCACTTTTAGAAATCCAGCAGTTTAAAGAGCAAATGAGAAACACAACTGTGGGTGCAGATTTCGTTATGTGGATTACTGAGCCAGTAAATCTGACTAAGGTACATAAGGCCTTGGCAGAAGACCTATCGGTCCCTCCGCGCTTACTTGCTATTAGACGAGCATCAATGAATCGAACACAAAAAGCAGTATTGTTAGTTCAAGCAATAGAAATGGCAGTAAAGAAAGTATACAATCTATGATTCAGAAATGGTATTATAAAGTCACTAATGACCTTAGTTTAATACCTGATTTCATTGACTACTACGAAGGCGAACTTATACAGGCTCGCCTCGAGTTATCATTAAAAGGTAAAAGTTTAGAAAAACACGCGGCCGAATTACCTGGATTAGTGGAACAGAGATTTACTCAGTTACAAGAAATTGAAGCTGTCTTAGAATACCTTAATATTAAATTGAGGAAAGACAGGTCAGCTGAATTTAAGAAATTCTTAGAAGCATACAATAAAGTGTTAAGTTCGCGTGACGCTGAAAAGTATGTTGACGGAGTATCCTCAATTGTGGATTCTACTTTGCTTATAAATGAAGTAGCATTACTTAGGAATAAATTCCTATCGATATCAAAGGGTTATGAAGCTAAGAATTTCATGACTGGCCACAT